TATGGATTGAATGCATCCCGTGTTTTTTCGGCTACCCAATTGGATCTATCAAATTGAAGCGAAAGAACCTGACCTAGAATCGTTGCCCCAGTAATATTTTCATACGTATCTGCTTGAAGAAGACCAGATCCAGCAACGTTAAACTTATCACCGTTACCACCTGAAGTCCTGATACCAGAATATAATATCCCCTGTTCGTATGAAACAGAAGCTATCACAGGAACTACAAAGTTTAGTCTCTCGTTAAACCACACAACATAATTTGCCCTAATAAGTGCTCCTCCAGGAGGGGCTGTATAATTTGGATTGTCTCCACCGCCAACGCCATCATTAGTAAAATCTCTAACATCAGTACCGTTATAAAAAAATACAGCAGATCCCGCGCCATTAACAGCAATTCCAGATCCAGTGAACACAAACCTTGCTGTGTTAGTGGCAGTTGGATATGAAGTTCCGGAAATATATTCATCATTAGATGATATATTAAAACCGGCATAACCAGCCATTGATCCACCGAAAGCTACTTGATCAAATACACCTGTAGTTGTGTTAAATTTATATAGAAAGTTTTTATCGACAGCTAACAATTGCTTTGTAGAATCTGGCAGAGTGTGTTCAAATATGCCAAGTATTCGCGTTTCTCCAGCGAGCCTAGGGGCAAAATATCCTACACCCTTTCTTGATTGCAGTACTTGTCGGTAAATATATCCATTTTCAATATTTTGAAACGAATCTGCAGGTTGCAGAAAGTTTACTCCAGCTTCTGAAACTCCCGTCTGAAAACCTGTGATTTCAAAAACTTCCATTATATAGCTCTATAAGTAATTCGATAATTCCAGCTTACATTATCTGTTGCTGAATCATTTCTAGCTCTTATATTTAACCCAACTGCTTCGCTTCCGTTACCGAATTTAAGATTTACTATATCAGACGACGATCCTTGAACTTTCATTGATAATGAAAAAGCTTCTACTATCGATGCATCACTTCTAAAAAACCCTTGTTGTACAGTATTTTTTCCCTGGGTTGTTCTCCACATATATATTTCTCCCCAGACATTTTCGGGGACAGAAGTTATAGTTGTATATGCTTTAGCTGTGACTGAGACAGTAACCGTGCCAGACTTATAACCTGGAGTAACTTGATAGATACCAGAAGAATTTCTATGAAACCATTCAGCTCTTGTATTTGTAGTTTTTAGATAAAGAATACCATCTATACCTGTTCCCAAATTCGGTCCTGGATCTGTAGCAATCCCTCCAACTGTATAAGCTGGTGATTTAATAAATCTATGATGACCATCTAAACTTCCAGCAGAGACAGCCCAAAAATGATCTTTATCAGTACTAGCGTAAGCAATATCATTTAGGGTATCTCCCATAGTTGTCTGAATATACGTGTTATTGGCATTCATCTGAGTTCTGTTTGCCTTTACTGAGATCGTCCCATCTGGACTTGCCGCATCCCAAGCCATTAATATCCTTGCCCTTTCTTGATATCAAGTTTACTTATTTTCTTTTGAGGCTTAACTTTTGGTTTCTTAGCTACGCTATTCATTTTCTTTGATTCTTTAAATTCATTAGCAACACCAGCTGTCTTCATACTTTTTGCTGTCTTTTTTGCAGTTTTTTTCTCATATTTTTCTTCTGCTTCTGCGTATTTTTTTCCGCTTACCATTTTAGCCATTTTTCTCTCCTAAAAACGAGGCATTGCTCTCGAATTCTTTATTTGATTGTGCGTGTGTGTGAGCTGCAACTTACGCTCACTTTTAAAAGTTGCTTCGATTAATGATCTCGACGATGCCTCATACCTAAAGTCCCTTGCATAATCTACAGCTGCACCATAAGCTATATATCTAAGCCAATAGTCATAAGGCAAATCTGTATCTGTATCTGGTAATGCGTCGTTTTTTTTGTAACCATAGATTTTGACGATATAGGATGTGTTCGGAATCGTCCTAAATGTAAACTCATTACCATAATACAACATCATCGTTGGGTAACCAGGAACGAGTATTTCATCGTTATTGATACCCCATATAGCAAAAAACTGACCAGGATCTTGAAATATTGGTAACCAATTCCAAGATACTGAATTGTCAACTGGATCTAGCAAAGATATATAGGCCTCTGCAGATATATTTATAAACTGACTTGACGCTCCTACATCATTAAACGTGTAAACGCCAGTCGTATTCGAATCATCTATTGTGAAAGACAATGTTCCAAACCCCTCAAAGAGCTTTGTGTCATTTGGCATGCTCAAAGAGATGAAGTTATTAATGTAAGTAAAAAGAGTTTCATCACTAGAATCAGGATCGTTTTCGTTACGTCGACCAATAGCTATTCTCATGATATCTAAAACGTCTTGACCTGTTCTTGCGGATGTTGCCATTTTTAGTTATCCTGGTATACTGTAGAAATTGAGAATCTAGCTGCCTTTCCGGTCATTTGAGTTTCTCTTGATCCATCTGCTAACGTAACCCATCCCCATTGAGGATATCCTTTTTCTGATAGATAATGTACAACGCACTCTGGCACGTCATAAACTTTCCCAGGGTAGAAAACTTCATCGTAATGGATCAAATGATTGCTAATAAATATTGGCACTGGATTCATCGACTTGTCGTTATTTGCAAACTTAATTCTTTGCTTTGGGTGTAACTCAACTGGGCATTGTTTTATCGGATATCTGCAAATTTTAAGTTTCTTATTCATTTTTCTGGCTTCTTCGTTATATAAACGATAGTCTCTGAGTGTCTCTAGAGGCATTTCTTCAATAGGAAGTTTATCGACACTGGAACTTACCAAAGTTGTATCCATAATGTTTTCTTCAACTTTTTGTGCTACATGTGTATGTTTTGCCATTATTCACTGTCTCCGTTGTAGTAAAAATTCGTCTCAATTAAATTGCAGTAACCTCCATCAACATAAGGAGGAAAGTCTGTAGAGTCAACAGGTAAATGTGTAATTGGATGTTTAATTGTAAATTCGTCTAAGCCTGTCACGACTATCTGCCAACGGTAGTTATTAAGAGGATCTGAACCTCTAGCAATTGGCATCATTCCATTAAGGTCAGTAAGCCTTACAAAGTCTCCTGTACTGTATCCATGCTCCTCAGTTGTTGTAATCTTGCATGGTAGTTCATTTGATATTGATAAAATATCCGCTCTATGTGCTGTCTGTCCTGTCATTTTTTCTATCCTTTTCCAATGTAAAGCGGGTTTACTTTGTCTTCACCTGTCATAAAAAAGAGTTTTTGCTTTTCTCTGTATTCTTTAAAATATCCTTTATTTTTCTCTCTCCACTCTTTATTCAGTACCTTTTTTCTATCTGGATCATAGTTTTTTCTTGTGGTATCTCTAACCTTTGCTTTGTTATGTTTTATGTAAGCTAAACTTCTTTTTATCCGGCAATCTTTACATTCTGCCGTTTTACCTAACTTTCCGTTTTTTTGCTTATAAAACAGGTCTAAACACTTCTTTTCTTTACATTTGTTGCACGTTTTCTCTATTTCCATAATCACCTCTCTCAAGATGATATACGTCAAGAAGCTTTACATGTCAAACGGCTTTACATTGATATAAAACTGGACTCGTTTTTTACGCGAGTCCAGTAGATTATCTCTTTACTTTAAGTCACTATTTCTTATGACTTATACTAAAAGATCGCCAAGATCTTCAACGTTACCATATTTTACGACCTCAATTAAGAAGACGTCACTATCAGAACCCATAACAGCTGTGCCCGCAGTGAGTTTGTACTCTACTGGGTCATAGGTATACGGATTTGGATTATATGGGTTTGTATTGCTATATGGGCTAACTTGAGGATTGTTAAGTTGAAATACTGCAGTCTCAAGTGCAATGCGTCCACCACTTACATACGCTGTAAATGTTGTACCATCAACAGGCTCACCAGTAATAACATCTTTCAACGAGAATGTTGTCGAAGTTAAAACAACAATCTTGTATCTGTTGTTATTCAGCTGGTTCATACCTCGTGGCGTTGGCATATCTGACCCAAGATCCGTAATTCTTACGATTTGATCTGTTTGGAAAGTATATGCACTATGTGTAACAACTACTGGATCTGCTGCAGTGATACCAGAGATTGTAGCATGTCTGCTACTTACTCCACCGTCTGTATCAGCTACGGTAAAACCATCTGCCGCTGTATCCAAAAAGTTAAAAGATGCACCAGCTGATGAGTCAATAACTTGTTGTTGGAATGCATGAGCAGTAGTTGTTTGATCTCTAAACCACACTGATACAGGTTTTCCAGCAGCAGTTGCGGCCCAATCGGACAAGTTATAAAATGTTACCTTGTCTGGTTGAAAACCAAATGTGAACGTATGAGCCGTACCTGCAGAGATAAATTTGTATGCCTCTGTACAAGTCTGACCGAAAAATAAATCTGACATAATGAGCTCCTTTAAGCTTAAGCTTTGGTTGAAAGCAATGTTACGATATGCGAATCATCGAGGATTGCAGCATTAAACCAAGCTGTGAAACCCATAGACTGAAAACGGTTCAAATAATCATTAAAACCAAGCGGCTTCAAGATCATTTCAGTAGATACTTGATCTAGTCCTACATAACCGTAAGCGTTAGCTCCAACGAATGTGTTGGAATAAACAGCAGGATTAGCAGATGTTACTTTTACAAGTGTTGACGTTACCCAGCGCGCTTCATCAGTAGCACCAAATTCAGCTTGAAGAACTGCTTCTTGCGAGCCATATTGTGATGTTGGAACGAATGCATCTAGATTACGGATATCTGGTTTCAGGTTTACGTGTGAAGTAACCCAAAAACCAGCTTCGACAGGACCTGTACCAAAACGTGAAGTACCGTCAATTGTAGGAGTCATTTTCTCAGTGTCGTTGTCATCCAAGTATTGGATAGCACGGTTAACGTCGATTTGAGTAAGCTCAGTAATAGCGTTACCGTTAACTCCGTTTAAGCAGGAAATTTGTGGTACAGCTGCATCCCAAACATCACGAGTAACTTTATCTAGCATGGTGTGCATGCACTGAGATAGGTTATCCGCTGTTTCTGAAGCTGTATCATCTTCTACAACGAGAAGAACTTTACGGCCTAAAAGAACAACTTTACCAAACTCTTGGATAGTTACGTTGATGTCAAACTTTTGTACTTGCTCAGGAGCTGGATCAGCATCTTGAGAAAGAACAACAGGATCAGAATTTAAGTTTTCTTGACGTCTAAACGCCATCGTATCTGTATTCTTTTGAGGAAGTGTAAATGCACGACCAAAAAGATTGTGAACGCATCGTGGCTTAGAACGCTGTAATAGTGCTCTATGTGCCCATGCATCACTCATCGAACCGTAGCCCGAGGTTGTTGTAACTGACATATTTTCCTATGCCTATCTACGCTTTTTCTGCGAATTTCTCCAAGAAGCAAATTCTGAATCTGACATATTCATGACATCAACCGCTTGATTCAATGCCGCACTTTTTGGAACTCCTCCAGGGGCATTTGGTGCCTCTTTTTTTTGTACTTGAGGTGTTCTTACTGCTTGCTGTTGTTTCGAAGTTAATGCTTCCATGAGTGTATATGCCTCTTCATATCTATTTGTCGCTTGATTTATCGCACTAGTGAGATTAGGTCTTTGTTTTAAAAAGTTAGGTAAAAACTCGTTTATTTTCTCGTACTTCTCAGGATTCTGTTTTATCCAAAGTCTCTCTTCGATAACTCGGATAGCTTCTTCTTGAGATTTTGATAAATCTTCTCTTGTCGCAGATTCATAACGAGAGTTATCTTCTTCCTGTGGCTTTTGCGCTTGTTGTTGCGCATTTCTTTGTCTTTCCCACTGAAGCTCCAACTCCAATTCCCTTTTCTTTTCTCGTAGCTTTTGTGCCACAGATAAAGGAACCATCGTTGTTTTTTCATGTACTTCTTCTACATGACTCTCATCAGATACTTCTTGTACCTGTTCTATAACCTGCTCTATTTCTTCCTGAGGCTCTACGGCTTCCTCGTTCATTGCATCTCCGTCATTTGTAGCGTGATATAGCCTATCACGATGGCATTGCGCCCTTTGCTTGCAGGTAGGCGACACCTGATGTATTGAAATCTACAGCTAATTTTCCATTCTTTTTTGATGTCATCCAGAGAAGCTCACAAATTCCTTTTTGGTTATTTACCCAAAAAACTAATTGGTTGCTAACAAACGGAGGTAATCTTTTTGTTATGACTGGCTGAGATACAACAAATTTTGTCGGATCTAACTCATCAAACTTCGCGTGTATTGTCAAATAATAGGTAAACAATAGATGCTGATTAGCTAAAACAGCACTGTCCACTACATCGTCAATAACCTTTTTTAGTGCCATTTTCTCATCAACGTGTTGACGAGGTAGTAAAAGGCCACTTTTAGGATCCGCAAGAAGATTACACGACATGATTACATACCACTAACGCCGCGTAGTGAATCTTGTTGCTTTTGCGCTTTTTGCAAGAGCATATTGGCTTTAGTTTGATCTGCATTCATACCAGGACCGCATTTTGGAGCGACTCTGCTAGCTGCTGACATTGGGTTTTTCTTGTAAGAACAAAGGCCTACCCCGTTGTCCATATTTCCTTTACCTTTCATATTAGCCTCCTAGGCTTGTATCATTCATTATTTGTTGTTCCGATTGCTGCATTTGCTGCATCGCTTGTTGTTCCATGCTTTCAGCAGAACCTTGCGTTTCCGCATTAATTACATCTGCTTGCGCATCGACTTGAGTTTTTTGCAATTCCCGTCCAATAGCTTCTTGTTTTTCCATCTCGTTAACAAGTTTTAAAACTTGAATTATTCTATTTTCGTTCATGGATGCAATTTCTGTAATAGCTCTAGCTCTATCAAGAGCAGCTTGTGCGATGTTCTGTTGTGACTCTGATTCGCGTTCATCTTTGAGGGCGAGGTTGCTAATAACTCTAGATCTTCTTTCCTGTGCAAGTCCAAGATCTGCTTCTTTCTTCGCTTGCAGAGACTCAAGTTGCGCCTGAGACATAGCTGCTGCCTGTGCGGTAACTTTAGCTTGCATCTCATCTCTAGCTCTCATAGCCTCTTCAAGATCACTTAGACCAGCCATAGAAAGCGCTTTAACAATCTCTTCTTGAGGTACGTCGACTATACCGTCTTTCTTAAGATTTACAAGCTCGTAGTAATAAGCGTCTTTCTGAGATTTAGATCGAACACCTTCTTTTATCACTGCATCGTATTGCTCAAATTCTTTTTCATAGAACTGTTCTGTTGGCTGTTCCGCAAGTATCCTTTCTACTTTTCCGGGAGGATAGTGATTCTGGATTGTCTTTAAAATTAGTCCACCAAGAATTTGCTGAGATGTTTCTACGTTGTCAAAGATTTTACGATTTCCTCGTAAACCTTGAGCAATTCTTACCTGAGCTAGACGACCAGAAACTTGGGTATTACCTTTGTCATCAACACCAAGAACGCTTTCGTTGACGTTAGATAAAGTGAGAGTGAGTTGATCAAGCACCTGTTGATATTGTATAAGCTCAGGTGATGCACTACCACCTCTCAACTCTTGAACAGAATCAAGTCCTTGCGGGGCATTTTCCGGGTCAACTCCGATAATCTTATTCTGTCCCGACTGCTGCATATCTTGTGGATCTGGAACTGCTCCAATAAGATACTTGTATCCTGTGGAAATGGTACTGTCCATCATGTCCACTATCTTCATGTGTCGCTTATTAAACTGTCTTTGAGCACTCCAGTTGCTAGATGCTATGCCCTGTATACGCTGAGATGGCATCCATATAGAAGGCTCCATGTAGCACATCAAAGGAACAAATGGATATGTTTCAACAATACCTGTCTTGTCCTCTCCACAATAAAAACGCTGGCCGTTCAAGAGAATGTTTAACTCTACGTATGTCCTTTCGACATTTCTGATCTCTATTTCAGGAATTTCATTTTCAGGAATGCCTAAAACATCTGAATCTTGACGCATTTGCTCAAACCGACGTATGCCAAGCTTGAGTTTGTCTATCTCATCTTTTGATAGATCCGTGATGTCTTTATAATATGAAGCTTTCAGATCGACTAGGAACTTACGTGTGCGAGTAATCTTTCTGTAGTATTGATCGTAAGCTATCAGATTCCTATTCCTAGAAAATGTGGTAAATTGAGGATGGTATTGGAGAAATTTATCATCTCTGTAACCCATTGAAAGATCGTCAATGTCTTTTCCGTCTATGAACGGAAGAAGTTGCTTAGCGTACTGTTTATCAATGAGGTCACGAGTGATTGCAAATGCACAATCATTAAGATCAATCGACTCGAATGTAGGATCAAGATAGAAGGAATTATAAGTTCTCTTAAAAAACTTGATGTCTCCATTGATAAAATCCTTTGAGTAGTCCATTTGAATCCCGCATAGACTCATACCAGATTTAAACGCCTCATCGGCCGCATCTAAAAATACTGGGTATCCTAGACCCTTATCCCATATGTAATATGACAGCTTAGTAAATTGATCGGCAGTTTTCTGATCTGATCCTTCGACTGGTGAATAGATGATTTGATTGATATTATCACGTAGGTATCCAGAGAAAAATTGAAGTGGTCTTCGCATGATATTTAATTCAAGCGGTTCCCTACCTTCCTTTATTAGCTCTTGTCTTTCTCTATCACTCCAAGTATACCCAGATGCTGCTAACGTATACACTTGAGCGTCTTTGACGAAAGGCGCCCAATAATCATGTGCATATCTATAGTTTTCTTGGAATTCACCACGGATTTCGTTATCTGTAAGCATAATTTCCTGATAATATGTTAAACTCAAGATACACAGTCTAAATTTTAAATCAAAAAGAAATTCACTTAATACGCCTTTTTTGCTCTACTTTCTACTGCTTTACGGTGCTTATCAAGAGCTCCACCTAAATTAGATGCCGTTTCAAGGTGACCTACAGCTTGTGAAACGTATTGAAAAGCGTCAGCGTAATTTGACTCAACAGAATGCAAAGGCTCTTCTAAGTATCTTCCTAACGCTTCATTCCACTTCTTTCTATATTTAACTAGGTTGTCCAGTAAAGTTTTTACTTTTTGCACGTTAAACACGCATCGATCGATTTTATTTTTTGCATAAGATATCGAAAGTTGCTTATCCATTCTTGGCAACACATGGAACTTTGTATTTGTATGTGAGAAGAGGCGCCTAAAATCTCTCTCGTATGTATTGCTTGTATCTAGTGCATCTCTTTTTTTGCTGTCATGCGGAAGAAAGATCGTGTTGTAATGAAATTGCTTATCTTGCAACAGAAACTTTGCGTAAAAATCTATTCCTTTATTCTTATCTTCGTAATAATCGATTATCCTAATCTCACCGTGGCATACTTGAAAAAATATCATCACGGTTAAGTCGTTCACTCCGATATCCATCGCAACATATACTGGCTGTATCGCGTCGTATAGCGGGGTATATAAGCATCTATTTTCTGTATAAGCCTTTGAAATTCCTTCCGCAAAATAAAATGCATCTGAAGAGGATAAAAAAGCCTCAGAGATCGTGCTAGGAAACTCTTGACGTATTTTTTCTCCAAGCAATCTAGCTTGTACAGCATACCAGTTTCTTTGGTTTTCACTGATTACACATCCAACTTCTTTTTCTATCTTTGTGAAATAATCTGAAAGCGTCACGTCATAATCTATTTTTTCATCTAAGACATAAGTTTTTTCCTGCAACCAGTTATAGAAAAATAGGTAATAATCAAGTGATGATATTCCATTATTCCCTCTTCTAGATGCATCTGTAACCATTTCTGCAAAGAATCCCGAATTTCCCTCACCAGTGCTTTCAATAATTACCGTCCCGTCCACCGGAACTGTTTGTAATGTACCAGTAATTACCTCTTCGGCTTTCTGAGGGTTTCTAGCGCATGTTTTCCCAAATTCAGACACGAGGACAAGCTGATATGCTCCTCCCCTTAATGTTGTGTCTACCCTTAACATAGATCCATTCGCAAAAGTAATCTCTCGCGCTGATCTATTGATCACATCGATCTTTAGCCACTTCGGTAAGTGATCTAATGCATATCCGATTATCCTCTTAAAGATATGCTGTGCGTGCTCTAATGAGTAACTAACAATGCCAGCAGAAAGATTAGGAGTCCATATGCATGAGTCTAATAGATACAATACTGAAAACGTACTCATACCAAGCTGACGAGCTTTTAATATGATATTTCTAGAGTGCAGATTATCGAAGACATCTTCCTGAACTGGATTCAATGAAAACTTCCTATCTCCACCACTTCTATCAATGATGTGATATAGGTTGTTTAATCGATATTTCTTGTCGTCGCACTTCTCAAGATCAATTTTCATCTAAGATTGTCTTAATAGATAAAATTTGCTGTGGTGTAAGAACTTCTTGTTCTTGCTTGTCTTTCTGTAAAGATGCGGCATGTTCAGCTGCAATTTGACGCTCTCTTTTCATAAAGTGGTCGTAGGTAGTAGCGTTCATGTCATATGCTTTAACGTGCATTCTGTTTTCATTGAGCATTTGTTCTCTACGATGTGCTATAAACGACTTTGTACACTCATAGGCTAGACGAAAAGTTTCGTTTTCAGATGCCCATAATGTAATTTTATTTGGTGAAATAGGCGTCTCTCTACTACAACAAAACCCATTGAGATTTATACTAGTGGGGTTTTTTGCCCACTCTAACATTTCTGCGGCTATCTCATCTCTATCATGTTCACGAGGACGACCTGTTATTGTTCCTTTAGGGGGTTTTGTATATTTTCTTTTTACTTTAGGCGCTTGATCTACATCTTTTTTTTTCTTTTCTTTGACCATAAATTTCCTATTGAATATTTGAAAAGCCCGGGCCACGCACCCGGGCACCAAAAAAGAGGGCCTATGCAATTTATATAATCTCAAAATATGTATTTATTTATTTTTGATCAACATATCTTTTTTTTGATGTTGCATATTTAGATGCTAAATTTTTATTTGGTTTAATTTTTGAGGCTATTCTTTGAATTGATTAAACTTGAGAAATATGTATCTTTTAGATATTCTAGGAGAGAAAATATGGTTTTAATCAGCTGGGGCACGAATGCTTAGGCCTAGCCCTTATTGTTTTTTGAGGAATGATGGACGACTTAAAGAAATTAAGAAAAGATGAAATGCTTGAAGCCATCAAACTTGGTGTCAAAGAAGCGATC